TTCAGGGGAAAAACGAGTATTTTTAGTCATCCTGTTTACCTCTTTCTCAGGAAGTTTAGTCTCCAGGATTCCCGGGGCGGTTCATTTGCAGGAACTTATTTTTCACAGACAGCAATGATGCCTGTCAATATATTATTAATATGCGGATTGTTTCAGTTACAGATGCTTTATTAAGGAAAAAACAGCCAGCACTGACTTTCGGTGGAGAGGTGCTGGCTCAAAAGGATAGTTGGATTTCACATGATACTTATATCTGGCAGTACATTTTCTGACAGACAGTGACGGGGGGTGTCAAGATATTGTGTCATTTATAACCTGAGTCTGGGGGGTGCCCCTATTAAGTTGTCAAGCATGTTATGACGCCTGCGGGGTATAAAAAGTCCCGTCGCGCATCATGGCGAACAGAACGTCGCAGCGTCGTCTCGCCAGGGCGATAAGCGCCTGATTGTGTCGTTTTCCCTGACTCATTTTGCGGGTGTAGTAAGCCCTGGAGAGCGGATCCCTGAGCGCGGCGAAGGCCGACAGGAACAACGCCCGTTTGAGAGCTTTATTACCCCGTCGCGAGGGATGCTCACCGCGTATTGACGAGCCGGATCGCCGAGTTACCGGCGCAAGGCCAGCATAAGCAGCGAGATGTGCGGCAGAGGCGAAGGCGCGGCAGGCGACCTCGGTGAGGAGTCTGGCTGCGGTCCTGACACCGACTCCGGGCATACTGGTCAGGACCGGGTAAAGAGGGTGAGCAAGAACTCGCTGTTCTACCTCAAGCGCCACCTCGTCTCTTTGCTTACGCAGCGTGATGAGCTGGAGTGCCAGACGTGGCAGTACTACGGCAGCGGCATTCGTGCCGGGAACGACGACGGTTTGTTCGGCCAGTGCCTGAGCTATGTCTGCTGCAAGGCGTTTACCCAGACGAGGCGCAAGTTTGCAGAGCTGGGCTGCCAGCTTCTTCTCACCCAGCGAAGCGAGTTTTTCTGGTGAGGGATATCGCTGGAGAAGATCGAGTACCGCCGGGTGATCAAGTCTCGGACCGAGAACGCGCTCCAGTGCCGGATGTATCTGGGTCAGAAGGCCGCGGATACGGTTGCTGGCCTGCGTTGTCTGTGCGGCAAGATCATCATCGAAGCCGCAGAGCATGGAGAGTTCGGCGATTTGCTCGTCAGCCAGTTTCAGCGTGCGTAGCGCGTGAGGCAGGGTACGGGCAGCTTCGGCAATGATGGCAGCGTCACGAGCATCAGTTTTAGCTTCACTGGCGTGTAAGTCGGCTATGCGGCGCATGGCCACTCCAGGGAGGTATCCGACAAGGACTCCTTCTGAGCGGGCAACGGCGACAGGTAACGCACCGATGGTAGCTGGCTGATCAACAACCAGCAGTATCTGACCATGTTGTTTCAGGTCAGATATTAGCGACCTGAGTTTATTTTCGTCGTTGGGTAATGCTTTATCGAACAGGCGTTTACCTGAACGATTAATGGCTACAGCGTGATGCGTATCTTTACCGACATCAACGCCGATAAAGACCTGGACGGATTCGTAATCGCTGGATTCGGTCATTCTGTCTCCCTTGTATATGGGTTAACCAGATAACCACGGGGAGCAGGTACCGGCATCCACGTTACAGACGGTCCCGGCAAAAGTGCCTGACCTGACCCCTATTAGCGGTTACCAGCGCCCCACCAGACCCGGTGACATCACCCCCCGGATCATGGACGACTGGGGGCAGTAATCATGCCGGGTCTGGCTGGCTAACACCCCATTATAAGGGGTACGAATAAAGTAACGGGGCCGGAATGTTATCTGGCATTTTTAGCAGAGCCTGAATGCCATAATCACGGCTCCCGGCGTTGGCCGTCAGTGGGTGACACTGGCGGCTTTTTTGTTTTTCTTTACTTTCATTTTCTGTCGGCGGTGACGGAGACATACATCAGATGGAAAAAATCACAACAGGTGTGTCATACACCACGTCAGCGGTGGGGACGGGATACTGGTTACTGCAGCTGCTGGACAAAGTCTCTCCGTCCCAGTGGGTGGCAATNCCAAGCAGAGCAATAAAACCTGGTCCCTGACGCATCCGGTGGATGACGCAATTACCCTGCTGACACAGGGCGGCAGACTGACCTGTAAGTTCCGCCTGTCAGGCGCACTGACCAACAATCAGTTCGGGCTGGGGATTTATCTGTATACGGATGCTCCCGTTCCTGATGGTGTGGCGATGACGGGTACCGGTAATCCGTTCCTGATGTCGTACTTCACTCAGACCACTGACGGCAGAGTGAATCTGATGCATCACAGGAAAGCCGGAAACACGAAGCTGGGGGAGTTCGGCGATTACGGTAACGACTGGCAGACGCTGGAGCTGGTGTTCACCGCCGGCAGTGCCACGGTTACTCCGAAACTGAATGGAGTGGCTGGCCCGGCATTCCAGGTTATAAAAGACAGTCTGACACTGGGACTGAATGCGCTGACGCTGACGGATGTTACAAAAAATGCAGCGTATGGCGTTGAGATAGAAAGTCTGGTGCTGGAGATAAATGCACCGGCAGCATAATAAAAAAAGAGCCAGCGACTGACCTGAAAGAAGACGCTGGCTAAAAGGCCTTATATGTTTGTAGAGACTTATTTTTCACAGACAGCAATGATGCCTGTCAATATATTATCAATATGCGGATTGTTTCAGTTACAGATGCTTTATTAAGGAAAAAAACAGCCAGCACTGACTTTCGGTGGAGAGGTGCTGGCTCAGAAGGATAGTTGGATTTCACATGATACTTATGCCTGGCGGTATATTTTCTGACAGACAGTGACGGGTGTTGTCAAGATATTGTGTCATTTATAACCTGAATCAGGGGAGGCCGGAATGTTATCTGGCATTTTTAGCAGAGCCTGAATGCCATAATCACGGCTCCCGGAGTTGGCCGTCAGTGGGTGACACTGGCGGCTTTTTTGTTTTTCTTTACTTTCATTTTCTGTCGGCGGTGACGGAGACATACATCAGATGGAAAAAATCACAACAGGTGTGTCATACACCACGTCAGCGGTGGGGACGGGATACTGGTTACTGCAGCTGCTGGACAAAGTCTCTCCGTCCCAGTGGGTGGCAATAGGTGTGCTGGGAAGTCTGCTGTTTGGCCTGCTGACGTATCTGACTAACCTGTATTTCAAAATCAGGGAGGACCGCCGTAAGACGGCGCGGGGAGACTAAAGCGATGAAGAAAAAATACGAACTGGTTGTTAAAGAGATAAATAATTACCCGGATAAGATTGCTGTTACTGTGGCACTTGAAATTGGCGGGCATCCGTCGTTGTTGTTGCCACATGTGGCGATTAGTCTTGACCGTACTGAAGGTGCCACGCTGGAGTTCTACGAAGCTGAGGCGAAAAAACAGGCGAAGCAGTTTTTCATGGATATTGTTGCCGGGTTATGCGAAGGGGATGAACCGTCACCGGAAAAGCGCCCCGTAATTTTAGATGCGCAGGATGTATTGATAACCTACAAAGGAAAGCTACCGGGAAGAATTACTTGTTCTCTGAAGATGCCGCCGTCAACACTGCGGTCAGAAAAAGATGATGTTGAATCGCGTATTGAAAAACTGGAGTGCTATATCGCTGAATTGAAAAAAAGCACCCCAACAAAAAATGAGGTGCTTGCAGCAGACGAAATGAAAGAAGCTATTCCTGATCGCGCGGCGAATCTAAGCTGCGCTTCATGGTTGAAAGAGCATCTTCAGCAGCCTGAAAAAAAACGCCGCGATGAGCAGTTTGCTGCGTTTTACGATTATTGCCGGAAAGTGATGAGCAGAAATCTCGCAGAGTGTTTCAGTATTCATAATGATAATTTCAGTGAGCTGGAATGGGAGTGTAACCGGCCATCCTTTGTTGTATCCGGTGATGCCGGGAAAATAACCATCTCAGAAAATGGGAAAGTAACACCTCCATCGCACCAGCACAGTGAGGAGCTCATTGAATTTGCCATTGATTACCTGAAGAACAATAAAAAGCAGGGGCTGATGAAGCGCGTTGGCCGTTGCATGGGA